ACGAGCTCACGCAGTTTCTACTCGAGCAATACCGCTACATAGCGTTCAGCCGACAGCGGCGGCGGCTTGACTCACCGATCCCGATCCGAGTTAGGGCGACAAGTAATCCGGGCGGCTCCGGTCACGCGTGGGTGAAACAGCGATTCATAACCGAAGGAACGAATCTAGATAAGGCGCCGCGAAGCTTCGTTGATCACTCGCGGTCATTCGTGCCGAGCAAGCTGCGCGACAATCCCTACATCGACGCAGAGGACTACGAATCTTCGCTAGACGAGCTGCACCCGCACGAGAAGGCGCAGCTCATGGAAGGCGACTGGGAGGCTCGGCCGCCAGGCGCTCTCTTTCATCGCGAGTGGTTCGAGAAGTTCTCGCAGCGACCCGGCAAGGTTCGGCGGCGAGTGCGCTACTGGGATCTCGCAGCAACCGAAGAGAAGGCCGGAAGCGACCCAGACTACTCAGTAGGCACCCGCTACGAATCCTTGTTCGAGGCACCCGTCGACTACATCGTCACAGACGTGAAGCGAGACAGGCGGAAGCCGGGGCCGCTCGAGCAGTGGATACGAGAGATCGCAATCGGTGACGGTGCAGAGGTCGAGATTCACATAGAGCAGGAGGGCGGGAGTGCTGGCAAGATTGCAGCTCGGGCGCTCGGTCGAGAGCTCGAGGGCTTCACAGTGCGCTTTCACCGGCCTACAGGCTCGAAGGTGGTTCGCTCGGGACCAGTCGCTAGCGCGGCGCATCAAGGCCGCGTAGGCGTGCTTCTCGGCCAGTGGTACGGCGACTGGATCGACGAGCTCGAAGACTTCGACGGCAGCGACAAGGGCCACGACGACCAAGTAGACTCACTTTCGGGGGCTCATGCTATTCTAGCCGTCAAGGGGGGTACTACGTGGGACGACCTATATCCGGCGACAGGCGAGAGTTAGACGATGCCGCGTCCTGAATTGCCTCACGTGCGGCCGTTTACGGTGCCGGAGTTGGGGCTCGAGTTCACAGAGCGGCGAGACTGCACTCCCGAAGAAGATGACGCGGCGCGGCAGGGCTTCCGAAAGTGGACGATTGCTGGTTGGAACGAGAAGCAGCCGCAGCCGCGCCGAGATTGCAACGACGCGCCGTCTATTCGTCTCGCGATCTCGAGACGTTGGGGCGAGTGGATCACCGACAATCCAAGCGGCACCCGCGACGACTTCGAGCAGCTCGGGCTCACCGTGATAGACGAGACTTGTGACGATCCGAGACTCCCGCAAGTGAATCTCTGCGCTCGTGTTGGTGGCGTAGTTGTCGGCATGGCTTCTCTATTCAACATAGAGAAAATCGGTCGCTATGACGGCGCGCTAGTTGTGCGTGCTATGCCGATGCCGGGCTTTCCGCCAGGCGGGCGGGGACATATCCCAGAAGCTTGGGGCGTATTCTCCCGGTACATACTCGAGAACGATCTCGAGTTCGTTGACGGAACAAAGCTAGAAGTAGCCGAGCTGCGCTTTCCCGATAACGACGACTCCGACTCAATCCCGCGACAGGGAAACGGAATGGCTCAAATGTGGGACGAGATACTCAGGGCCGCAAACGTCGTTGAAGTAAGCGACAGAGACGGCGTTACGCCTAGCAGGGTCGAGGCTAAAATCTGGGGATCTAGTCGACCAGGGCGAGAGGCTTATTCGTGGGAGTAATCGCTTCCAAGGTTGTAGGTGGAGATCTCATAGATAGTTGCTCGGTGGTAGGGAATCCCGCCTATACGCTCAACAACGAAGAGATCGGAATCAGGTTCGACATCAAGGGGAGCTCAATCTTTGGCTTTCTAGGTCGTTTCGAGCTCGAGATCCCGGCCGGCGCGACGATTACGGGCGTCAGGATACAGCTATTTTCAAACGGCGTAGGCGCCGGCGCAAGCGCTGGTAATCTTTGGGCTATGGGATTCGTGGACGATGATTCTCTATGGCCGGCCGGCGGATTCAATTCTACGACATACCCGACCAGGGTATCTTTGCCGTGGCCGCGCAGGATGTCAGGTGACCCGGAAACGCTGATTGACAATCCAGGCGCTTGGGTAGGAGACGCTTACCCGGCTACGTCATACTTCGCAGAGCCGGTAATCCCTTTCGGCCAGGATCTCTCGTTTTCCGAGGGTCCAAATATGTCGCCACAATTCAAAGAGGTGACTGGACTAGTTAGCAACCTTCAGCAATGGCTAGACTCTAATCCCGACAGGTCAAACTCAGCGAGCGGAACGGCTATTCCGTCAGCTTTCGCCATCGTATTCGGCGGGACTTCCGGCTTTGGGTATCAGGGCGCACTCACTTCGTTCTATCCCAACTACAACGCCAGGCCATCACTAACGGTACGTTTCGACACGTTCGGTCAGGTATCAGCTACTAACAGCGTAACCGGGCTAGTAGACGCGCGGGCCGAAAGCACTACAGTGGCAAGCGCTAGCGGTTCGGTATCCTCAACCGTAGCGGCGAGAGGTCAGGTCACTTGATTCGATATATCAGCGATAATCTGATTCGCCTAATCGCGCCGATCAATACGCAGCCGCAGCCGAATACGGTAATCAGCTCGGGCACTTGTACGGCTCGGCTATTCGACGAAGGCCGAGAGACGACACTCTCATCGGCCGAAGCGCCAGCACAGACGACCCTAAGCGTCTCACGAGCTCGATCTATCGACGTGGGCAGCTCAGTAGTCATCCAGCTATCGAATAAGACTTACCACGATGGCGGCGCCGTGACGGCTCGAGATCTCGAGGCCGATACGATCACGATCACAACCGGCCTATCGAGTGGTGCGGGCATCGGTGCGCGCGTGATGACTAGAATCGGGCCGGATATATCGCTTACCGTATACGGCACGCCATCACTAACCACTACAACGTGGGGCTTTCAAGGCACTATGCAGGCGAATCATGCCGACGTGCTTCCCGGTATGGCGCTACGGATAGAGATAGATCTAGACGCCGGCGGGCTCGAGCTCGTTAGCGTGATTCGCGAACCAGTTGTAGTCGGGTACTAGGGGCAGAATGGGAATCGTAGCGACAGCGCGGCGAGCGGCACTCTCAGCGCTCGGCGTGTCTCGGGCACTCACGGCGCCGATCTATCGGTTCGCTTCGTTCCGGCAGGGCATCACGGGCACTTCACAGCAGCCGGCGCCTAGCTTGTTGCTGCGCGACGGATTCGCAGGCGTTCAGGCGACAGCGGCTAGAGCAATCGCGGCGCGGCTTTCGGATCTAGAGTTCGTCGTTCAGAATCGAGTGCGCGGCGAAGACGGCGTGCGTAAGTGGGAAGACGATCCCGATCACCCGCTTCTAGACGTGCTCGAAAGACCTAATCCGTATCTCTCTCGTAACCAGATGCTTAAGCTAACGAGCTACTGGCTTACTCAGACGGGCTCGGCTTACTGGCTTATCGTGACGAACGGCGCCGGCGCTACGCGTGAGTTTTGGCCGATGTCTCCCGCGAATGTCGAGACGCTATCGGATGACGTGATGCCGATATCCGGCTACGTCTTTCACGGCCAGGGCGGCGAGACGCGGTACGGGCTAGACGAAGTGGTTCACATGTTCGATCCAGACCCGGATGACCCGTTCAAGGGCGTAGGCGTCGTGGGGCCGCAGGCTCGAGACTTCGACTCGAATCAGTTCGCAGGCGAGACGATGCGCTCTCACTTTCAGAACGACGCAACGCCGAAGCTAGTGCTTACGGCGAAAGATGACGCCGACGTAGCCGACCAGGGGCAGCGTGAAGCGTTTTGGGCCGACTGGCAGAATCGCTACAACCGGCGCGGCGGAGATAATCAGGGCGTGCCGGCGTTCTTGCCTAACGGCTTCGCAGTTCACGAGCTCGGCGGGCTTTCCGATATCGACTCGATCCGCGCCTATCTCGAGTACGGCCGCGACACTTTGCTTATGGCGAACGGCGTGCCTAGATCAATTCTAGGCGATGTCGTAGACGCTAACCGAGCCGCAGCGGATACGAATCGTCTCGTCTTTGATCGGCACACGATCAAGCCGCAAACGAGACTCATAGCCGACGCGATTACTCATCAAGTCGTGTCGATTGAGTACGGCCGAGACACTCGAGTTACGTTCGAGAAGTTCATAGACGAAGACGCAGAGCTAAGGCTACGCGAAGAAGCGCAGGACCTAGCGACAAAGGTGCGCTCGATCAATCAAGTGAGAAGCGACCGAGGGCTAGAGCATACCGAGTGGGGAGACGCACCCGTTGGATCTTTCGGAGATCAACCCTATCAGCCGGACGACTTCTCTCTAGAAGATGACGCTCCCGCAAGCGGCCCCCCTATCTCTGAACCAGACGCGCTAGACGATCCCGTAGATGCGGCACGCTCTTCGCGAGTGATTCACCCTCGAGTGCTTTCGAGGTTCACGCCGGAAGCGCAGTGGGCTCGGCTCATGCAGTCAGAATCTGCGTTCGTTCCTAAGATGACGAAAGCGGCGCGCCAGGCGTTCGCCGGGCAGAAGTCGCTAGCAATCAAAGCGCTAAGAGCGACCGAGAACGTTGCAGACGTGACGGTACGATCTTACTCCCGTTCCGACTGGATCGACGAGCTCTTTGAGGATGTCGAGTTTGGGCGGCTCTTCGATACGCTGGTTACGCCTATCTCGCTCGAGGTCTATCAGAAGTCAGGTCAGAACGTTCTAGCCGGGCTCGAGGTCCGGCCGACGCTTTCGTTTGACGAGATCGCAATCAGCGAAGTGCGAAAGCAGGGCGCGAATCTCGTCACCTACACAAACGAAACGACGAAGAAGCGGCTTCGCGGCGCGATCTCGAAAGGGATTGAGCTTGGCGAAAGCGAAGAGGCGCTAGCTACTCGGATTCGCGGCGTATTCAATAAGGCCAGCAAGTCTAGAGCTCGTACCATCGCACGCACAGAAGTCGGTTGGGCTACGTCAACCGGCCAGCTTGCCGGCTATGTCGACTCCAACATAGTCACGCTCAAGCGGTGGAACACAGCGCTAGACAGTGACGTTCGAGACACGCACGAGATCGACGGGCAGACAGTCAGAGTCGACGAGAGTTTCACGCTCGGAGACGGCGAACAAGCGCAGGCGCCTCGAGTCTCTTCAGACGGTGGCAGGCTTTCAGCGCACAACGCAATCAATTGCCGGTGCTTCTCTACGCCGGTGCTCGAGGGGGTAGGATGACACAACGAATCTCGCGAGAGTGCCGAATAGACACCCGCATAGATACAGACACGGGCGAGTTTGACCTAGTGCTCGCAACCGAGGGCGAAGCGAGCGACGGGCATGTTATCTCTATTCGCGGGCTCGACTTCGCAGATACGATCCCGCTTCAAATGGACCACTCCCGCAGCGTGCTCGCGAATCTCGGCACAGTCTCACGTATGCGGCGCGATAGAGTCGACGGGATAGCAGCGTTACGCGGCGTAGGTCAGATCCGCCTAACCGGAGACGGCGAAGGGCTCGAGGCTCGGCGCGATCTCGTCGATGCGATCTCGAGCGGACACGTCCGGGGCACTTCGCTTACGTGGGATTCAATCAAGCAAGTCGAACGGCGCGAGCTACCGAAAGGGCACGCGGCAAACGTAACGACAAGCGAACAGAGCGTACGAAAGAAGTACGGGATCTTCTTTGAGCAATCACGAGCAATCGAGCAGTCGATTGTAGGTATTCCCGCAGATCGAGAGGCTCTGATCGGTAGATCGGGCTCGGCGACTTCGGAAATCTCACGAAGTATGTGGGATGGCATGATTGAGCGAATCCATGACCCGGCGGCGGTCAGGACGAGCGAGATCATAAGCGCACTCGAGCGGACAGTTGAGCAGCTCGAGGCGACAT